ATTTAATTATGCTATTGCTATTTAATTCAGCAAATTCTTTCTGTAGACTTGCCATATTTTTCAGAATATTGAACATCGGCTCGACTGCTGTTATGTTCAACCCTGTAATCTTCACCCTATAGAGTGCCATCTCATGCAGCGTTGCTCCCGAACGGATATCTCCAATCGTGACTTCTGGATCCACGGCCGTTCCTGAACTTGGCGTTCCTTTTATCACTGCATACTCAGTGGTTTCAATCTCTGAGCTTTCATCCTTCTTGTATCTTCGAACAATAATATCATTGCGATTCATACTCTGTGATCCGTTTGCAATAGTTACATCCGTGTACCCATTTGCCGGGATTACATCACGGCGTCCTTGTATGCAATACACTCCATCAAATATCCGGATGCTGTTATTGGTCAGGACCTGTGCTTCGGATTCTCTTCCACCTTCTAGAACGTAATCGTCTGGACCTATTACTGCCTGATTTGCAAGCCCAATCTGCACCTCTGTAACATGTGGGCCATCGGCAAACCCGTCCATTAAGGTAGTTTCTATAAATTCTGCCATTACTCTTCTCCTTTCAACTTATACGAGATGCTCGTGCGACCTCTTCCCGTAACATCTACAATCTTCCGGATAACCGGCGCCGCCATGTAAATATTAGTGATACGCTCTCGGCCACCAACAATATCTCCAAGTTCAAGATCTGTATCATCTACAGATATTTTTAATTGCTTATAATTCTTCAACTCATCAAATTTATCCCTACCTTCCTCTTCCAATTCTGCCAAAGTATCAACAGTCGTATTCTCGTAATACTGTTCTATCAGGTCAATGCCTGTATAATACTGTTCTTTCCGGATACTTCCGTCTGGCCATGCGTAGAGATCTACCTGCTGGCGTTGCTCGACCTCACCCGCTCCAAGACAGATAAGATGATTAACCCCATTTTGATAATCCAAGATATTTAGCTTTACAGATCCGTCCTCATTCAGTTCTATATTACTGGAGTGGTTTGTAATCGATACTGCTCGGAGCAGCACATACCCTCTTCCGTTTGCCGGTCCTTGTTTGTACCGAATTTCAAGTCTTGCGTCTTGCAATGCAAGTGCCTGGTCAAAAGCATCTAGTAGCATCGTCTGCAATGGGACTTGATAGTTATTAAGGATAATCCCGCTATCTTCTCTGGATACCTCGAACAATTCCGTCATCCCAAGTTTTGTAATATATGCAGATAATTCCGTATTTGCCTCACCATTCAGATAAACGTATGCATTCTTGGCTGGATTAATTGCTCGTTGATTCAACAAACCTCTCCACGTCATTCCTGTCAACTTGACCTGTTTATCAGCCGTTACTGGATTAGTATTTCGGATCAATCCACCATACTCTGTTTCCGGACAGAAAAATCTGCAATTCTTTCCATGCCGTTCTTTATCATATAATCCATTCTGTATGGTTATCTGAAAATCATTATCTGTACCAAGAACCATGTTGACACCACAATGTTCAAGCGGACCCATTTCCCGGCCATAAATATCAGTTAGCGTGAAGTCCATCTTGGTGTCCCCCTTTCATTAAACAAGATAATATCAAGCCCAAACGCGCCATTCCACGACACGATACTTAAGCCTGCTGGTATTTTTTCCCAGATAGAGCTTGCATTGTTCTTGCTGTTAAAAAGATTTTCTTCCGTTCCATCATTTCTTACTTTTACAATTTTTCGGTCTTTCGCATATCTGGTACTTGAATCGATTACAGCATATTCACCTTCATACAGAGTTGTACGAAGCTCGTATATGTGTCCTGCAATCCGGATCAGCGGATTAATACACGGTCCATAGATAATCATCTTAAAACCCGAAGCTGTATAATTGCTATTATTGATATACTGTAAGTTCCTAACCTTAGAAAATTCATACGGAAAATTATATGGAAATTCCAGCCATTCCATTTTTTCAGCATTCCCGCTTCCTTGCTTATAAAAATGGAATTCTTCCTCTGTAATCCAATACGGATAATCACTCTTAAATATCAGTTCGTTGCTAATACTATCAAGATCTTGCAGCCATCGGTCTTTTGTTGTTCCGACAAGCCAGCCTTTCATATAGCTGGATCCAACATAGAGTCGTCCTGGCGTTGTATTCAACACATCTTTTTCAGCTACATTTTCTAATTGATCAATAGCTTGCTCCAATGACACTCCAACTGCATGTATTTCTATATTTAGCTTTTTACTGGTGATTTTTCTTTCCCACCCTTGAATCCTGTCATCATCTTCAATTGCATCAAACTCTCCATCGAACAAGTCTCCACCAGTGACCATATACGGCCACTGGCAGAAGTCAATTCTTTCAGAGTTCTGTGCTCCAATGTAATAGATACTATACATAATCAATCAAATCCTTTATCAGTCTCGCAAACTCTCTATCGTCACACTTAAATCCAATCCCCGCTGCAAGCATGGCGTCAACTGTGGCTCGTCCAAATTTCTCATAATCAAAATCTTTGCTCTGTCCCTGTATACTCACATTGACACTCGGCGCGCTTCGGTCAATCATTCCAATCATTCCTTCCAAGCCACCATAAGATCTAAGCACGTCCGCCTCCTCTTTGGTAAGTACCCACTCGCCTTCGTCCAGGTATGCCGGATACAAATCATAAGGCACATAGTCCATACCTATCTTCATTCGATGCATCTTTGGAAGGCTCCAGGAACCGCCTCCGATTCCTGGTACCCAGTCTGGGATAGTTACACTTCCAAGGCTACCAGCCAATCCGTTCCAGCCATCTACAATCGCATTGATTGGAGCCTTAAAAATTGTAGCCAGGCCCGACACCGCATTGCTGAAAATCTGTTTTACGTTTTCCCATGCTCCACGCCAATTTCCCGTAAATACGTTCCTGATGAAGTCTATTAAGTTTCTCAGTATATTGGTAATGTTACCAATAATACTTGTTGTGTTAGACAACATTCCAGATAATACACTGGAAAACACGCTTCCAAGGCTGTTTAAAATCGGAATCAGCAGACTGGAAATAATTTGTATTACTGGAGTAATTGCATTTACCAGCGGAGTCAATCCTTGAGATATCAGATTTACAATCGGCGTTAAAAGACTTGTAAATAAATCAAGAATCGGCTGAAGCACACCTATTAACGACTCACAAATCGGCATCAATGCCGATACCAACTCAATGAGTGGCGGCAATAACGCGCTGATTATTTCCACCAACGGTGGAAGTAACATACTCAGCAGGTTCGTAATAACCGGCAGGATTTCTCCAACCAATTGCGCTGCTAACGGCAAGATATCGTTAATCGCACTCAGTAACACTGGGAGAATCTCATTCACGAGATCCATAAGAGGTTCTCCGATATCTGCAAGAGAGTCCATTAGTACTGGAAGAACATCCTCGATAGCCGGCTGTAATGCTTCGATTACATCTGATACGGCATCAACAATCGGTGGAAGAGCATCTTCCAATAATGGCAGCGTATCATCAATCAACTCCGCCAAAAGCGGAATTAACTGCTCACCTAATGGGACGATTAATACTTCGAGACTTCTTTTTAGTCCCTCAAATACGGAACCGATATCATCGTATTTGATGTCCTTGATCTGCTGCATCGCTCCGGCAGTATCATAAGCACCATCTTCAATACTTGCTAATGCCGTAACAGCTTCGGGTCCAAGGTCCTCCCACATAGTACCGAACAGATCAACGCCTGCGGTATTCTGTTCCAATGGATCTTCCATAGACGCAAGAGCTGCAATGGTCTCCTGAAATGCCTGCTTTGCGGTATCACCTCCGGCAGAGAATTTTGCTGCCATCTCATCAGCATTAAGACCAATGCGCTTAAATCCGTCAACTGTCGTATCAGAACCATCAATGGCACGGATAGAAAACTCTTTGACTGCATCACCAACCTTGTCCAGGTTAAAAGCTCCGGATTCCGCGCCCTTTTGGAATACCTTGAACATATCATCAGCGTCCAGTCCAACTTTTGCGAACTGTACAGAATACTCTGAGATACTATCGAGAAGCTCTCCGGAATAATCAAGTCCATTCTGAGCACCTGCAGCAATAAGATTCATTGCCTCTTCGCCAGATGTACCAAAATTATCCATCATAGCCTTGGCTGCTCTGGTTGACTCCGGTATTTCGTATCCGAACGTATCACGCAATGCGAACGCTGATTCGGTTACGTTCTGCAGTGACGCGTCATCAAGATCACCGAGATTCTGAGTGATTGATGCCATTGCCTCCCCGATGTCTTCGAAGGAATCCCCGTAATTATTGGTGTAGATATCCTCCATGACCTTTTTATACCGTTCTGTTTCCTCGGTACTTTTTCCAGTACTGGCAATGTATTGGTTCATTGCCTGGTCGATATCGTTCGCACTTTTCACAGCAGCAACACTGACGCCTGCAATTGCCGTCCCTGCCGCAAGCATACCCGCTCCAATAGCCTTAGCCGTTCCTGATGCTATAGACGATAGCTTGGATCCATGCGACTTGGCGGACTCCTCGCGGTTCTGATACGAATCATCATCATCTTTTTCCTGTTTGTCATTTTCCTGCTCATTCTTCTTGGTAACGTCCTCTTTTACAGATTTTTTTACCTCAGCGCTTTCCTTTTCCGCATCTTCCGATTTCTTCGCTGTCTTCTTGGCTGATTTTTCAACCTTTTTCCCAGCCTCATTAAGATCCGACTCAAGTTGACTGTCATCAGCAACAATTTCATAAGTAACTTCTCCGCCACTGTTCTTGGACACCTGTCCCACCTGCCTTTATTCATTCGCCGGCACAGTGGCACAATGGCTGTTATAGTCTTATTTCAAATTCCTTCCTGCAGTCTGGATTTTTGCACTTAAAAAAGAGCCCTCTGCAACTGGCTCCTGTTTTGTAAAATATGTTCTGTTTATGCCCGCAATGCGGACACTCTATTTTTTTAATTTTCTTTCCGTCTGCTATCATCTCTTTGCCATTCCCTCCAATGTATGGAACAATAGATCTAATCCAGACTGTCCTCCTCCGCCTTGCACCGGAAGAGCATAATAAGATTTCATCTCATTGATTTCCTGTATCTCTTTTGAATTCTTGCCGTTGTATTCCGGAACCGGCATCTGCCTGATCCGCATGATCTGTTTGATTTTTGTATCCGCCGGCAATCCATTGAACAGATACAAGAACTTTTTCCAGGGTAATTTCCCCTGCTCGTCAATCAGATCAATCCGGTATGCCTGCATGAATGAAGCGTAAATGTAATCTCCGTCCCGCTCAAAATCTAACACCGGAACTGGACTTTTTTTTATTTGCGGACGTTTTTCCACTTCAATATACCTGCTCGTTATATCCTGCATGAGCTTCAACTGCTCTACTGGCTTCAATAACCTGAGATTCCACCTGTTTCGAATCAACATGCTCAACGCCTGTTGAATCTTTTCGTAATCCGTCAGCGATTCCTCTTTGTATAGCCTCTGTACTTCAAGGACAACATCGAAAGCCGGGTTGACGTCAAATCTCCCTTTGTCTGTGCAAATACGATAGGACGGAAGCTCTGTCAAGACTCCCATTACCAGAATCTCCGTCTCTTTTTCGCACGATTATACTGACTCACCAATGCTTTCTTATTCTCCGCCTTGATTTCAGTAAGCCTTGGAATAACAACTCCTGTAATAAATGGGATGACTTCCTTTGCCATCTCGATATAATGGTCTTTGTAGAACTGCTGAATGGTCTCTGTCCCATCTGCTCCAAATACAGCTTCAAACATGTCAATTTCTGCTCTTCCAAGCATCTCGACCGCATCACTTAACTGTTCGTTGCTGGCTTCTTTTCTTTTGATTTCCTGCACATCCGAAAGCGCTCTGACCAGTGCCGTGTATTTCCGATTGATCTTTGCGACCATATCATCTGCATCCAAGGATACTTTTAATGTGTGCTGCACAACGCCATTTTCATCTACCAGTTCGAAGTCTTCCTCAAATCTTTTGTTTCGTTTTGCCTGATATGCCATGATCTTTACCTCCTAAAAAGGGAGAGCCGTGCCCTCCCTACGCTGTTGTACCAATTGACGGACGTCCATTACCATGAATGGTCACAGTCAGTGAATTGATATTGTTCGCATCTCCATAAGCTGGAGTAATATTTGCCAACGTGATTGGCCAGATAATTACTTTCTTGCCCTTCTGAATCTTCATGTGCGTCTTTCTCTTCTCACCGAGTCCATACATCACATCATCACTCAAAATATAATCACACGCATCATCACCTGGCTTCACTGAGCCTGTCAGCGTTAATGTAAGCTGTGCACCTGTTACCTCACTGGATCCCCAGCCTTTGTCGGCGTAATAAGTAAGCTGTTGAATGACCTCATTTAAGCTCTGCGCCATATTTGTTGTCAAATTCGCAAGCGACGCCCAAGTAGGCTGTCCTTCTGCCGGAGACGTGTTGATGAATGCCTCTGTCTCATAGTTGATTTCCGGAGTAATCGGATTACTTGGGACATTTGGCTCCGCGAATATCTGTAAATCCATGTTCTTCATAATATCACCCTTTCTTAACAATATATCTTGCAGTTCAAGATGCAGGAGTAATGGTATACTCCGTCTTCATCTCGCCCTATTTTACTTGGTTCCTTGGCAATGGATGTATCCAGCCACGAAAATGTCTTTCCTTGTGGATACTTCTTTAATCCCTGCAGGTATCCAGCAATCTCACACAGTTGTTCCAGGCAACGCTTCTGATCTGCATGCCGGCACAAGAACAATACCGGGATTGTCTTGACTTCCTGCTTGTTGTAGCTTGTCGATTCCGTAAATCCTTCTCCAAGCTCAGCATAGATTCCTCCATCTTTTGGAAGCTCTTCCAGGGAAATCTCCGTGCCGAGATTGCAGTTCTTCTCTGCCGTGTCTGTAATTAGTTCTAGTAATTCTGTCAACATCACTTAAGCCTCCTCTTCAACGCTGCCTGGAATACTTGCTTCCATTGTTCACCATATACTTCCCTGGCATACTTCGCCCATTCCGCACGCGCAAGATCAGACGTAAATTTAATATCATCATAGTAGTCGGCAGGACTTCTCGTATCCGGGCTACCGTGCATAATCTTTCCGTTCCATAGATACTGCGAATACGGTTCTTCCCACTTCATAGCAAACTTCCCATTAGCAGCTTTCTTATCGCTATTGGTTAAACCACTATTTTCAAGTGTACCGAAATCATGCGGCACATGCTCTGACACATCTTGTAACGCCTGTAATCCCATATCAGTCAGTGCCTCGTTACTTGCTGCCTTTATCAATGCGGCTGCTTGGGGTGTTCGCAATGTAACCCGTGTCTTAATCTTTGCCATATCTCACCATTCCTATCTCATAGTGATGCAGTTTGGAATTATCATACAGAGGCTCTACCGTTTTTATCTGGTGCTTCTGACCGTTGAAATCAACTACTTGATCAACTTCAAAAGAAACATCAGAAGGTCTGCTGTTGCGACAGTCATAGAAAAGCGTAGCAGCCAACTGTACCTCTGCATTATTCTTATCCCGGATAATCTGTTTGGATGGCTCTATCCGGATGTTAGACAGTTCCTGTCCTCCATTCAGTTCGCCCTTTCCCCACTTGTCCACATTGACTCGCTGATACAGGGTGGCTGTATGAATCAATAATCTTTTCGGAATCGGTCTCATCAACAGCTCCCTCCTCGATAGGTCAGACCAGTCGGCCACAAGATTCTTTCCGCCCTCGGCGAAAATATGGACTGTTCCGTGGATCCGTTGCCAGAAGATGTTCCAGAGTATGAAAACTTGCCAAGTGTTGCTCCTGACATTCCATTTCCCATATCCATCTCTGCCCCGCCGTTCGCGTCCAGATATTCAATCTGTGCGCACACCGCATTCTTCACAAGCTTCTGCGTCGTTTCCGGCATCATAGGGAAACCCTCTTCTGTAAGCCTGTATAACGTCAGCTCCTCAACAATCTCTCCGGCTCGTTGACACAATACAGAGAAACCGGCAGATTCTACCGGCTCCCCTTTGAATACATCATTGTAATATGTTTCATCCACATACATTCAGATCAGCTCCTTACGCCTCTGTACGCTTCACATATACGGTCTGTGGTTTTGAGATCTTCATACCGTAGATCTTACGACCCTGTACTGCAGAAGCTCCGATATATTTTCCAGATCCACCAAGATCCTGAATATGGACATCTACACCCCACTCCTGCACACGATGGCACCAATTCGGGTGACCGGCAATAAATTCAGTTGTAGTCTTCTTAGATGCAACGGTTTTGGTATCATCAACCATTGTGTTTCCAGACTCATACAGTGCGAATCCAGCAATTGCTCCTGTTGCACCTGCCTCTTTCATTCTCTGAGAGAGATCTCCCTGTCGAATAAAGTGGTCGTCCATCATCAGCACCGCCATGAACTCTGGAGAGCAAATCATCCATCGTCCATCTGTCGGAACACCAATTCGTGTCAGATAGGTCTTAGCATCAAGCACATGTTTGTATGCATTTGCATCTGTAGCAGCTGTTTTTGTTGCACACACTTTAATACCTTCCGTTGTCTCCAACATATTGATAGATTTCTTATCCATCTCCAATGCAAGTGCGTATCCAGCTGAATCCAAGCGATCTGCAACCAGATTATCCGGAACTGCTGCGGCATCATATCCGTCAATCAGCTCATTGACTGCTTTGTCCTGGTCGATGTCCAGATCAATATATCCGGTCGAACCTTTGTCCAGGTCAACTCCTGTAGCTTTGTCATAATCCTTGACCGCTACTTCCGTGTCTCTTACCGGAATCTTAACCTTTCCGGCTTTTGGATTTCCTTCGTAGTTAGTGTTAAAAATATAGTTATCTCTTGTAACAAGAGTCTGTCTGAGCTTTTTATCCACCAGAGAAGACCAGCGCTCCTGGTGTGCGTGTGCAAAAAGCTGTAAATACATCATAAATTTCATACTATTATCACTCCTTAATCATCTTTTAATCCTGGGTTCTTTGAATAGAACGCCGCCTCAACACCAGACATTTTCTTTCTGCGGCCATTCTGTCTCTGTCCCCAGGACTTGCTTCTTGATTCTTCTTCATCATCCTCCTCGTCTTTATCCTTGGAAGATTCTTTGAACTGTGGGTATTTCTTCAATACCTCGTCGATAGCGTCCTCGATATCCATATCCTCATCTTTAGCCATGTGCACTCTGGCCAGTGCAAGAACATCATCCACACAAGCCTTATCCACGTCATGCTCCAGGCATGTCCATTTCATCTCCATCTCATCTGCCTTGGCAGCCTTATCACGGAGCTCCTGTGTTTCAGTATCATCATCTTCTTTCTCGCTACTCTCTCCGGTCTTGACCTTACCGTTCGGTTTCTTTCCAGCCTTTTTCTGCTGTTCTCTCTGCCATTTTCTTTTTTCTCTGGCAAGACGTTTCTTGACGGCATCATCTACATCCTTCTGGGAAAATTTCTTTTCATTCTCTTCTAGCTCATCATCGTCACTGTCGTCATCGTCGTCTCCTGGATCATCGTTATCATCATCTCCGCCTTCATCTCCCGGATCATCGTCTCCTCCGTCTCCGGCAAAAAGCTGCAGGTTTATTGTCCAGTATCTTTCTTTCATGTTCATGTTCTTCATGATTATCCTCCATTTCTCCGCTTAACGCCCGTCGGCAGCCGTAGCTTGTACGTATTCAGTACCATAAGTTCTCTGTATGTCACTCACGGCAATAAAAAAAGAATCTACCAGAAGGTACCCCTTTTCTGATAAATCCTTATATTCTATATCAATATGCCCGTCAGCAATGTGGTAATAGATCTCGTCATCTGTAAGCGCTTTGAGCGAATGTACAAGTCCCTGTGTTAATGCTGATACGGCAGCACAAATGATATCATTTCCGATTTCTGCATATCCTGCATGGCCATCTACCGTCAGACCAGTTCTGGTAATATTGATTGCAATCAATAGCATCACCTCCTAAAAATGTGTATAAAAATACCACCAACCATTTCTGATCAGTGGCGTTAATCTTCCCTATGATTCGGACATTTTAAACAGATTTCCTTATAACCAGTGACTTTTCGCACCGCTTCCGGAATTGTCCAATCAGGTGCCAGTCCTTCAACATTCATATGGATATCAAAGCATATCCCATCTTCAATTTCAGTCCCCAATAACGGACATTTAATCTTTTTTGATGCCATATTTTTCTGCCACCTCCCTGATTTTTAGTGTTTGTTCATCGAATTGTTCTTTCTTAAATGCTGTTCGAATATTATTATTTTCTGTATCAACGTATACGGCTCCATTAGGTCCGTAATAGTTTACAAATCTTCCATTCCAGCGAGTAAGAGAAATATCCGCTTCTTTTATAAATCTTTCTGCCTCTTCTCTGGAAACACTATGTTCTCTTTCTGCATTTATATGTCCAGCATCAAACGAGAACTCCGAAACATCTATCTTATCCGGATTAATTCTTGGAACACCTCTTATTTTTGCTTCTGTTAGTTCTTCTTTTATTTTATCATTTCTTATCTTTAAAGCAACTTCTTTTTGTACTTTCTTATTCTTCGCCACAGCTTCTGCAGATAATCTCTTATCAAACCCTACAATCTGTTCCCTGTCAGTCCTGCGGTGTAATCCGGGAGTATCTTTCACGTAATACTTTAGCTTATTCTCTGTCCGCTTAAGCTTTACAGAAACTTCCTCGAACCCCTCCTGATCTCCTGCCGCGTCCAGCATCATACATTCCCGTTTCTGCTTTCGCACTTCCCTCTCAAGAGCTCTCTGCACCTGTGTCTGCTTATACAGCTTATCATTTGCATTCATATCCTCTGTTGGAAAATGCCTCTGTATATTCACGCCTGGAATGAACGGCCACTTATGATGCCCGCAATTGATTCCGAGAATCCCGTCCGGTTCACCATAGCTGGAAGAATTCCAAGGGTAATACTGAATCTTCTTTCCATGCAGATCTTCTGTGTACCCGCTCCCATTGTTCAAGTCAAATATCTTGCCTTGGTCCTTTGCGCATTTGGGGCGTGCACCGGAATGACTGTCGATCTGTATCAAGTGACACCCGGCATCTCGTATCCTGGCGTCCTGAACTTCCTCGGCTGTACTTCTGGCCGTATTCCTCATAGCCATGTTCACATAGGCTTCTGGGGTCCACTCTCGCCCTCGTTTATCCACGAATGCCGGAATTCCTTTATCATTCAACTGTCTGATGCACCGTCTAACCGCCTGCTGTCTCGACTCAACGCCGCTTACCACTCCTCCAGCGCCACTGTTCAGAATGTTCCATGCTTCCTGTGCTATGTTACTGACAAGACCTTTGTATTTCTCAGATGCCTTGTACAACATGACTGTGTTGCACATATTCAGCGTATCCTTCGCCTGTTTTCGGAAGCTGTGTACTACGCGCTTCACGTTCTTGCTCTTGTCAACCTGTACAGCTTCCTCAGCCAGCCCCCGTCTTGCCATGTATCGGAGTCCCGGTTCCATATTATTGATAGCGTCCTGTGCTGCTTCATTCAGCATTCTTTCAGCTGCAGTCTGACTTAGTCCGGACATCTTGGCAATCAGCCGGATATTTTCCTGATTAAGCTTTCCAATCTCGGCCAGCTTCTGCATCAGCCACCTGTCAGTATCAATGGGTTGTTCCCACCCCTGCAGATGCCTGGCAATATTCTGTAGTATCTGAGCCTCCAGGTCAATATATATTCCGTCCACAGGCTCTGCAAGCTGTTGGTTCTCCAGTATGTTCACAAGCTACCACCTACTTCTTATCGCCCGGATCAGACGCTTTGCCACTCTTAGTATCATCGGGGTCTTGATTCTCCTCACCCTCTTTCTCTTCGGGTGAATCGTCCTCCTCGTCCAGTTCATCATCCTCTCCTCCTGTCCAGTCAATATCCTGTCCGGTTATTTGATTGTCTTGCCTGATTCGTTCTAATTCTTCCTGGGCTTCCTGTTCAGAGCACTTGTTAATCTCCATGATTGCAGTAAGCTTGGAACGAAGACCTGCATTCACAAGCTTAACATTCTTATCAATGAGTGAGTTGCTATCCTCAATGATAGAATCGTCAAAATCCACTGTCGCATCAATAGCTCCGCCAGTATCAAGAAACGATACCGCACGAACCATATTGATAATTACATCAGCTATCACA